CCGTGGCAGCCTCTGAGTTAGTATGCAACAAACAATACGTAATGCACCTGAGTACCCACTGAATTCGGACGGAATAACCTATTGGCAGGCGTTTCATTGGAACGAGGTAGAAGGACATTTCACCAATACTGGTGAGGTATCTCCGACTGTCATGTTCCAAGATCGCTTTGCCCGCAAGGTAGTCTATGACTACCCTGCATGGGAATCCGTCTTCGCTCAGGATTGTATCATGGACAAAATAGGAGTTTCCTATTATGGTCAAGATCCTTTAGTAACTATGTGGCAGAATCGTGGGGGGGACCAACCTTGGGCCCCCTTGGCGACGACGCTAGGTAGTTTCTGTTATGTACCCGTTTGCTATATCTTGAACAACTGCTTGGATTCCAACCTTAATAAGTTGGACTTTACGCACTTGGGAGAGACAAGCATGGAGCATTATGCAAGGTTGCAGTCGGGCAAGACTTTGTTTCCATCGATTAGAATTAAGGATGATCCGTTTAAAACGAATTTTTCCCTATGGTTCCTTTTGGTGGATTTGAAAGAACTCCCGAAGCTTTATGAGCAACTGGTTTCATTGAATGGGCAAATGCGCGGATTTCGACGTTTTGCGTCTGCTTTTGGCAGTCACAGGGCGTTTAAGTCTGTAGCAAATGCTTATTTGGTTAATCAGTTCGCGATTAAAGCTTTTATCCAAGACCTCAAGGACTTTATAGAACTTGTGATCGAGGTAGCTACGACCGTGAAGAAGAAGCAGGGTATGGACCTTGCGAATGCGTTCCGGACTAGAGTCACCCGTGAGGATGCTCCAGGTACCGAAGTGTCGTTCCGCGCCACATTCCGAGAGTTCGGATGTGATGCGACTGTCGACTTCAGAATGAAGGAAGAACCTTTGCGTACGTACGGCGTCATGAAGTATTACTTCGTGCAGCCAGAACTCGCGGGATTCCTTAATAGGATAGCACAGCTGGTGGACCGATTAGGTCTGCTGGACCCTGCAGCTCTATGGGATGTTCTCCCATGGACCTTCGTCATGGATTGGTTCTTCCATGTGGGTGAGTGGCTTTCAAGGAACTTGAAGCCACGCCTGTTCCCCAGTGATCTAGTCATAGCTGACTACTGCGAAAGCAGCGGTCGTACGATTAGATGGGAGGCCTCTTTAACGGCGCACATGCCTGCTCATTTCCATGAGCCTGCCATGCCACTGTTTGAGCGATTACCAATCGCTAGAGGTGTATCCCTTAAGTACGGTCGGAAACGAATGTTTCCGGTCCTACCAAGTATCGATCTGTCAACTGTGATAGACCCCACGATTAACGTGTTTTCCGTCAAGCGAGTCCTTATAGGCTCTGCTTTGGTGGGACAGCGTAGTCATATCGGCGGTACTGGAAAATCCAGTCCGTTAATACGATACAGGGGTCATGAATATCATGATTACAGAGGCGACATGTGATAGTGTTAGAAAGAAAGAGTCAATATGTTATCCGACCCAATCCAAATCGTCGATGCCAGCGATTTGAGCACAACCATTAGCGGTATTTCTACCGTGACTGATTTTGCTCTTATCCCTAACGGGGCCAATGGTACGACGAAACGTGTACACGTGGTTGACGATGAAGTCACCACGTTGAGTATCTCTCGAAGCGAAAGCAAAGAGAATGCTCCATACGTTACTAACCGGACTGTCCAACGTCTCGACTTCCAAAAAGTCGATCCGTCGGGTAAGAAGGTTGTTCTATCGTGTTATGTGGTAGTCGCTGCTCCATTGAGCGACCTGTTCACCACGGCGATGATCAAGAAACATGTTATGTCGGCGTGCTTGTTTGCTGCCTTTGGTGGCAACAATGCAAATACGCTGGTCATTAACCCGAATAATGATCACCTGGATCGCGTCCTCCAAGGGGAGGGCTAAGATTACCAGGTAGAACCACGGCGGTCTGAGAGCGGGTTCGATGAAACAGTTGACTAGAAGTATCACCTTATGGGAATACATAATAGTCTAGAGCCATACGGCACTCTGTTCGAAAAGCTGCTCTTAGATGTAGCTAGCTTGTATACTAACTCCGAGCCTCGTTTGGATCTTGCGAAAGCAAGACTCCGTATGAGTGAGGAAGGCGTTTCGTTTTTGACGAAAACCTTACCTCGCCTAGGTAAGGCCTTTGACAAGGCTTTGCTAGGTTCGACTCCCTTCACTTACACTGGCTTTTCACAAAGTCCAGGGTATGCAGTTCCCAAGTTTCTTGGGTGGCTGCTGAAGTTGGTCTTCTCGGTTGATGGTTACGTTAGGGAATTCCCTGACTTGCAGGCTATTAAGCACACACGTCAACTCTTGTACTTCGCGTACAAGTTAGAACTACCCTATGATCAGGAATGCATTAAAAGCGTTCTCCAATCATTTGTCGATGTCGAAGACGAGCTCAAAAAGCTCGTTATTGACCCGACTGATGCAGTCATTGAAGCTGCGCGGACCTTTGTCACGCGAGCTTTATCTGGGTGTTGCCCTCGGGATATTATCCCTAAGCACGGCCCAGGTTCTGTTGCCACTGGCGAAACGGGGGGTGAGAAAACTCACTTTTCCCGGGTTTACGCTGACTTGGAGCGGTTCTACCCCTTTACGGAGTATTTCCACGCCTCTGCCAGCCATACCTGCGACCACTTGGCCAGACTCGGAAGACTCGAAGAACTCGAAACCGGTACGGCGAAAGTCGTATTAGTTCCGAAGGACTCGAGAGGACCGAGACTCATATCCTGTGAGCCTCTAGAAAAACAGTGGATTCAGGGTGGGCAGCAACGTAAGTTGTATGCACATCTAGAACGCTGTTCGTTGACTGCCGGGCACGTGAATTTCACGGACCAAGCAATTAACAGGCGATTAGCTTTAGAGTCTTCACAGACTCAGAAGTTGGTCACATTGGATATGAAGGATGCATCTGATCGCGTTTCGCTGTCACTTGTGGAGCAACTATTTCAGGGTACCGAATGGTATTCTGCTTTGGTTGCGTCACGTAGTGCTGAGACGCGATTGCCGGACGGTACGATTGTTAAGTTGGCCAAGTTTGCGCCAATGGGATCAGCTGTCTGTTTCCCCGTGGAAGCTTTGTGCTTCTACGCGTTAGCAATCGGTGTGTTGGTAGTACATCGACAGATTCCTTGGCGGGTAGCCAGGGAGTCTGTTTGGGTGTACGGTGATGATATCATCTGTCGTAGCGAAGACTATGCTACGCTTCTCAACCACTTTCCCAAGTATGGACTTATGTTCAATCCTGGGAAATGTTGTACTTCTGGATTCTTTAGGGAATCCTGCGGGTGCGATGCCTATAAAGGCGTCGATGTCACACCTATCCGATTAAGGAAAGTATGGAATCATTGCACACCGAATGATGCTACTCAACTCGTTTCGTACGTAGAGCTTCATAACTCTATGTATTCAACGGGTTATCGCGGGATTTGCGCCTATATACGGAAGATGGTAGAAACCCTTTACGGGCAACTGCCAGATGTTGTATATAAACGTAGTCGTGATGAAGACTTCCAAGACTTCTATCACTCTGCGGGCCGAGTAATCGGCTGGTTCAGACCTGACGTCAGTCCAATAGCGAGTAACCTTTCTCGCGGTATAGCGATGCGTTTTAATGCGTCGCTCCATCGTGATGAAGTTAGGGGCTATACGGTCTCAGCTGTCCATAAGGACTACCCTGAGAACGGTTGGGAGAAGTTGCTTCGCACATTTACATGTGGATCAACTGGACTGCCAAGTGGCACTTATGCAGTAAGCCGGCAGAGCCGTCTCTGCCGCAATAAGTGGGGCGCCAGTAATACTGGTGGCTTCCTAGAAGTAATCTGGAATAGAG